TCTTTGGGAGTCGCTTCTTTAAGAGCTTCAACTCCACGCTTTCCATATTTTTCAAGAATCGGACGAACTAAAGGACTTATATGGAGAGATTTCACAAGGAATTTTTCAAGATTATTAAAATTTCCCTTGTGTTCGAAATTAATCTTCATTTCTTTCCCTCCAATTATTAGTTCAATCCCATGGCCTTCCTTCTAGAATTATTTAGAGCATTATTCATCGCGTAGATTTCTTGTTTGCTCATCTGCTGAGGATTACCTTTAGCATTGCACACTTTAATCAGTGTGAGTAATCTATTAAGACGCCATTTTTCACATTCGAAAGGGATCCCATTACTAATCATCCAGTAATAAATTAATTCGGAAGTAGGTGTTTCGCTTTTTCCACTCTTAGACTTCCTTAAATCTACAACCGTTGTTGCGGTAGCGGGATCCAAAATATATGCTTCTATCTTCTTGACATTCTCATGCCCAAGCAAAGCATAAGCTTCTTCAGGAACATCCTGATTAATCGTCATGCAACGAATATAATCAAGAAATTCAGCAGGGGTCTTTTCTTTATCTGTCAAGAAAGGTTTTTTCCATTTTTCTTCCCATTTTGAAATGGAGATAAGAGAATGCTCCAATTTCAATGTGCAAGCCTTACAGGAAAGAAACTCGCTAGTGCTCTGATCAAAAAATTCCTGTTCTGGAAGTTTGATAACAAGCATTCTCTCATCCTCTCCCTATCAGGTTAAAAGATGTACATTACCGTCTTCTACAGGCTTCTCGACATCTTTCTTGTCAATGGGTGTAAGAGCTCCTTCGTCTCCGCGCATATCTTCAGGAATCAGACCATTGATAAACGCAGCAGCCTTCTTCGAATCGGACAGAAGTTCCATATACAGAACGTTATAAGCTTCCGTCTGACTGAATGCGATAGAGAGTTCTTCGCTCTTAAAGAACCGACGACCGTCCGGAGATTTTTCGCCATATGCCTTCAGAATAATTGTCTTGAAAGACCTCATAATCTTCGGGATATCCTGCTTCTCCATCATGTTTTCCAGAAGCTGACGGAAACCGCCAGTTACTTCTGTTTCCATTTCGATCAGTTCGGTTTTAGTAAGGTTGAAATAAAAATTTTCCTGGCGCTCAACGCCGTTATAATCGGTATATTTAATCAGTTTCTTTAACATATTGGTTTCCTTCCTTTCTCTTTAAGACCATAAAAAATAGTAATTGGAAATAAGGAGAGCACCTCCGTGCTCAGAAGTGCTCTCCCTATAATAATTTTTAAGCCATTGCACTAAGAACGTCATCCGGATCCGGAAGAGTAGGCGTCAGAGCAGTAATGCTATGGTCCGTATCCTCATCACGACCATAAATGGTTTCCAGAAGGGCAGTAAGCTTATCACTGTCAGCCTTCGTGCTATCAATTGTAATTTCGCAAGTAGGCTTAAAGCCAGTTACAGCCACAGGAGTGCTGTTGGCTTCCCAACTAAAGCTAATGGCATCAGGATTCTCATTGATTGTGGTATATCCACGGCCAGACGGAGAAGCAGTGCTGTTATAGATAATATGGAGCTTAAAGCCTTTATCCATACCAGGATGCTCAGCGTCACCGATCTGGGATTTATAAACCAGACCGAAAGCCTTACGGCTCTGCTGACCCAGGAACACACCGTCTTCAGCTTCCTTACTGCCATCACATTCTGCCCATTCGGGCGGATAAGTATAAGCTTCGATCGTGAAACCAAACTTCTCAGCAGCACGCATCGAAGCATACTTAATGTTATCCGCATACAGGTCGGTAACATCAGCACCACTCGGGTTCTCATTAATGGCGGTTACACCATTCCACGCAATACCTGTTTCATATCCATTAGCACCAAGCGGGAAAAGAGCAACTTCACTTACACCGGATTCGATCTCTCGTTTACCGATGCCATGCCAAGTCATTTTACTCATTGGATTGTACCTCCGTTAAAAATAGATGTCATACGCATGATGAAATAAACCATCTGATGTGTAATTACGATTCAAATGGCAATACTCTAACTCTTCAAGAATATCAGGCATTGAATCATCTGCGTCTTGGGTAATGTACGTCAATCCGTATCGTTTTAAACCAACATAGGTCTTGTTATCAGCTTTTCGCTGAGCATAACCTTCGAATTTATAAACAATACATGGATATCTCAATTTGAAGGATTCTGGAGGATCGAAAAAGACATTGCTCGTTCCGAGAGTCGCTCTAAGAATCCTATCAAGTTCAACTCGAGACCGGGCCATTATACAATCCTCCAATCGTGAGTATGAGGCGGGGTCTCTGGATCTCAATATTAGTGATAGTCCAGAGATCACCACGCCATCTCACATATTTCATTGCGCCCATATTCGCATTTGCATAAGAATCGGCAACAATGCTGATGATGTTGTTAATGACCAGATTATCGTTTGTCCCGCTACCATTTTGATCCCAGCGGCGATTATTCTTCATTACGTCTCCGTAATATGTGCGTTCAGATGTCTCTTCGCGCCATACGCTAGGATGGTTAATCGGATCGTATTCTACAGTTTTTACGAATCCGACGGTCCCATGAAATCGGGCCATTCAAACCACCTCAATTATTACGGATTACCTTCATCGGAAGTTTCAGTGGTTTCCTCAGGCTGCGGATAAACGGAACCGCCACGCTTCGCCCAGGGCTTCGGCTTCAGGGAAGGCTCGATGTCCAGGAACGCAGGAGTCGTATGAGCAGCTTCGATAACCAGAGCAGAGAACGGCTTCACCAGAGCACCGCTGCAACGGGTTTCGATCAGATACTTCTGCTGGTTGTAATCGATATCGAAGTCATCGAACATATTCACGCTGCCGCCCTTGTCAGCACCAACGTTGTAGTCCTTCAGGTTGACGATGATGCCCAGCAGATCGTATTCGGTAGTGGTGGCGCCAACGGTCTCGCTGCGGGTACCGGCCTGTTCGAACACAGGAACCGTGATGATATCGTTCACACGCAGAGCGGTCGCAAGGGCCTGCTTGGTGGGATACAGGAAATGACCAATGCCATCTTCAAGCAGCAGCATATCGGTCAGCACGGATTCGGTGGTATAGAAGTTCGGATTACCAGAACCACGATACTGCGCACGGGCCTTGATGATCTTCTTGATCAGGCTCTTGGCATGCGGCACACCAGTCTCGGCAGTCACCTGCACCTTGATGGAGAACAGATCGTCATCCTTCCAGATGGAACGAATATGGTTCTCGCTGATCTTGTCGTTGCTAGCTCCGCTGCGGCCATCGCCGATCAGGATAGCACGAGCAATTTCCTCGTCCAGCATCATCCGCATTTCGCCCTTGATCCAGGCAACAACGTCAAAGTCGGTAATGTCGATCACGTCATCGCGATCCAGCTTCTGCTTTTTGTAAATGGTCTGAGGATCAGTCGTCCGCTTAAGCAGCGTGAAGACTTCTTCCTTTTTCCGGTTGCCCTTGATGTATCCCAGCGCACGAGCTTCGTCTTCGGTGATATCCGCGAACATGCTCTTAATGCGACTGAAAGGAGTATGATGAACAGAACCCATAACACCGGCCACCCAGCCAGTATCCCGCTTAATGAACTCGGGAGGGTTGTTCAGGTTCTTGTAGTCCGGGAACAGCCAGTCAATCTGGTCGATACCATATTCAGCAGTATGGGCCAGGACGGATTCCTTCAGGCTGCCGTTGCGCTTCGCATCGCTGAAAATCGCTTCGGTTTCCGCATGGGAAAGGGTGTTGCCCTGCACGTTGCTCTCGTCACCTTCGAAAATGTTGTGTTTCATGTCTCCATAACCTCCAAACATAGACTGCGCGAGGGCTTCGTCGTATTCGGCATCATCCTCATACTCCTCGTCATCGTCTTCTTCGTCATAGTCTTCGGGATCCAGCTCTTCATCATCGTCTTCGTCGTCTTCGTAATCATCTTCGTCGAGTTCGTCTTCTTCGTCGTAATCCTCTTCGTCGATGTCATCACTCAACTCATCGATAGTGTCAAGCTGTCCCTGTTCATAAGCAGCCTGCACAGCGGCCTGCTGCTCTTCAGTCATACCAGCAAGGATCTCTTCAAAATCCATCGGTTCATCCTCCTCGTCAGATTCGCCGTGATAAAGTTCCACAATACTTCCCTCACCCGGGAAAATAAGGGCTTCTTCGTCATCGGTGTCATAGGTTCCGTCACTGTGAGCAAACGTCAGGTTTTCAATACGAGCCATCTTATTTGCTCCAGTAAGCACAATACTCACCTCACGAATCTGTCCGTGAACGACATCTCCGCCACGCTGTACCAGCTGATTAGCATAAATGCTCAGCGCATCGAGATCGCCATTGCCGAGGGATTCCTTGGTCGCCTGTGCTTTAGGATTGTTATTAAGCCAACCGTAGCAATAAACGCCTTCGTCGCGATTTTCGAGAAGGCAATGCCCCAGGACGTTCTCAGGATCGTTATGCTGATGTTGAAAAACGAGCGGCACTGTTTCGCCGTCATTATCAATAAAAGCATTCTTACGAATCGTTCGACCGTCCGAACATCTTACATCGTTCACGGTGGCCCAGCCCGCAAAATCATACGGGCGATTCTGTCTGGGCATACTTTACCTCCCGTGATCAAGCAGTTGATTGTCGGGGTACTTTTTCTTCAGGTTCTCCACCATTTTGATTGTTGTACTCCTCTGCAAGATCAACAATTTCGCTGTCGGACAGTCCTTTCAGATCGTCCTCGTTGAGACCTGCGTTTAGCAGTGTTTCGCGGGCCTCTTCTAGTTCTTCTGGATCGACTGGTTCGTCTTCCTCGCCTGACATACCCGAATCCATCTCTTCAGGCATGTTCGGGTTACGCAGTTCATCCGCCTTCGGATCATCAGCAGGCGGGAGTCCAAGCTTGGCGCGTACTTCGTTAGCCGTCATGATTTCATTCCGGATAAACTTATCGCCAAGATCTGCCATCTTATCAGCAGGTACCAGTTTGAAGTGATCCTGGAAGTACATAATTGATTGACCCTGGGTCCTAGCTGTTTTAGTCAGGAATTTCCGGATCATCTCTTCGCAGATCGCATTCAGAATCGGTTCAATCGTTCCGTTCTGATAACGCAGCATCGTCTTTTCATCCGCAGTGCCATAGAATACTTCCATTGGTATACCCAGTTGGCTGTATAACATCTGCGTGAATTTATCGACCTGCTCTGTCAGATTGTTTTCGACGGAACGATTCAGCTGTGTAATCTTCTCTGTTGCATCGGCATAAGCGATACCATACTTCGAATTTACAAGCTGCTCCTCAATCTTCTTGCGACGCTTCTCCGCTTCTATCATCCGCTGTTCTGTACGAACCGTATACGGCAACTGCACGATAATATCCAGCTTACCGGATGAGTTCTGTTCGTCAGTGAAATCAAGCAGATTCAGTTTGCGGATAACCCGTTGCAAAGTCGAGTTCGGTTCGTTCATGACGCTGTAGAAGGGGTTTTCGATAATCGCGCACATCTTCTTAGGCACGATGATCTCTTCTTTAATACCCTTCTGCTCATTGAACAAAAGCACCTTAACATCGTCGGGATACCACTGCGTAATTTTACCCGTGCGCATGCTAAGGATATCGAACCCGCCATGAATCTTTGGGCTAATGTCTGTGTCCACTGGTACGACGGCCACACATCCCTCGTCAAACATGGACACGACAATGTCACGGATCAGCTGCCGTCCAGTCTGATCAGTATTGGCTGAGACAGTCAGACAATCGTTCAGTCCGGATCGGATCACTTCGATCATGCGGCCTTTTTCATCCGTACGCACATGTTTAATATCCACATTGGATACGTCAACTGCGATACGTGTATAGGCCGCTGTGACAATTGACCGTTCGTTCCCTCGCGTCAGTCGCACTCGATCGGGGCGATTGGCACTGCTGTATCCGACGGTCAGCGGATTCACAGACTCAAAGGGATCTGATTTGTTTCGAAAGGCATTCCACGCATGTGCAAGCCTCTGACCGAATGAGGGCATCCAATCACCTCATTTTGAATTTATTATCAGCGACGACGACGCTTACGATTTCCCTGCCTCGGAGCACTGTTTCCGCCACGAGCATACTGAGTTCCGGCAAAGGCCTTATTCATTTCGGTACGGAAACGTTCAGCCTTCTTCTTAGCGGTAGCAGCCCTGTAAGCATTCTTAGCAGCTGCAGCACCAAGACCAGCAGCAACAGCACCGGCACCAACACGAGCGATAGTATTATTAGTAATACCCCTCAATTTATTTGCGCCATTTGCTGCCTCAAAGCCTGCTTTACTAGCGATATTACCGGTTCCAAACTTCCTTGTGGCTGCAAAGCTTCCCCTCAGAGCATTCTGGCCAATTGCGTTTGCAGCAGCATCACTGATAGAAGTGCTCTTGCCCCACTGCTCAATAGCCCTACGAGCATTACCGCCAGCTTTACGAATAGCGCCGCGGCCTTTACCTACGCCGCCTGCAGTCAT